ACCCTGCGAGTCGCCGGTCTATGTGTCGGTCTGGCCGTAGGCGTAGTCACCCTAATTTCGGTCCTTCACGACCTACGAAAGAAACAGAAGCAAAAATAATATGCGCAACTACAAAACAACCCTCCTCGGCATCCTCACCATCATCGCCTCACTCAGCACCGCTGGCCGCGAGTTCCTCGCCAACGGCAGCATCCCCGACCTCGGCCTCATCGCCGCGAGCCTGCTCGCCGGTTGGGGCTTGATCGTGGCCAAAGACAACAACGCGAGACTCTGACTCCATGAGCCACGCCCGCGTCACAACACTCATTGCAGTTGCGATCCTCGCCGTGAGCTGGGCTGTCGCTGCGGCTGGCTGCGTGACGGTCGGCTATGACTTCCTCAAGCAACAAGCCACCGTCACGGTCAATCCCCCGACCAAAGGCTACGCGAAATAACCCATGTGGACCTGGCTCAAGAGAATCTTTGGCAAGAAATCCGACGCTACCCCAGCGCCGGCCTCGCCGAGTTTGCCCTCCGCATCCACAACGAGCTTCACCGTCGAGCCACCGACGACGAGCTACGACGAACGGCGGGTCAACACGCCGAACAAACAAGCCAACCGCATCAAGCCGCAAGCCGTCGTCCTGCATCATTCGGACGGCAGCTACCGGGGCAGCTGCGCCTGGATCACCAACCCCGCAAGTAAGGTGAGCTACCACGTCCTCATATCCCGCGACGGCCGCCGCACCGTCTTCGGAAGCGACACCGACCGCTGCTGGCACGCCGGCCGCAGCAACTGGCACGGCCGCCCCGACCTGAATAGCTGGAGCCTCGGCGTCGCCTGGGAAGGCAACACCTACGAAGACCCGCTCGGCGAAGCCGCCATGAACAGCGCCCTAGAATACCTCGTCCCCCGCATGAAGAAGTGGAACATCCCGATGAACCTCGTCCTCACCCACCAACAAGTCGCCCCAACCCGCAAAACCGACATCAGCCCCGGCGACGCGGCCCGCTTCAAGAGCCGCCTCAAAGCCGCCCTCAACTAATGGCATTAGAAAGTCCAGTCCAACGCGCAGGCGATGCCGGATTCATCGGCTTCGCTTCTCGCTTGAACCCGCTGACATTGCCAGCCGGAATGCTGCAAGACAGCGTCAACATGCGCTTGGATCGCGGAGTCGCGCAAACTCGCAAGGGCGCCAAGCGCCTCGCCGACGCCATCAGCACGGCGGATGAACCGCTCACGCTTTCCTTCAACCTCGCGGCGGACAAGTCGATCAACACAATCACCTTCAGCAGCACGACCGCCACCGTGACCACGGCGTCCGCCCATGGCTACACCAACGGGCAGACCGTGAACATTCGCGGCGCGACCGGAGCGGACGCCACGTTCTACAACGGCGACTTCGCCATCGCGGGCGCCAGCGGCAGCACCTTTACCTACACCATGACCGGCACACCGGCGGCCAACGCCACCGGCACGCTGCTCGCCAACGCGGGGCCGCTCGTCAAGACCACCTACGGCGGCGGGATCTTCGGCGCCGGAGTCTTCGCCAGCCGCAACTACGACAACGCCAACGAATACGTCGTCATGGCCGGACCCAGCAGCGCCTTCCTCTGGCGCAACACCTCGCCGACCGACACCGTTGTCACGGTGGGCTATCCCAGCTCGCCGGATGAGACGATTGATCCGCAGGACAACGTCAGCATCGTCCAAGCCTACGACCGGCTCTACATCCTCCGCGAAGCCCCGATTGACCCGACCACAACTTTCAAGCAGCAGTTCACCAACGCCAGCGGCATCACGGTTTCCTCAACGACCGCCACGGTCAACGTCAACGCGCACGGCCTGAGCGCCGGCCAGCGTGTCCGCATCGAGGGGAGCACGGTCGCCGCCTTCGACGGCCATGAGTTCGACATTCTGGCGACCAACGTGAATACCAACTCCTTTGAGATCACCGTGCCGAGCGGCACCGCTACCACCGCAGTTGCCGACATCCGCGTCCGCCGGGTCAAGCCGCCGATTTACTGGACCGGCAGCGGCAGCTTCGTCCGCGCTACTGGCGGTGTGCCTGCCGAGGGTCCGACCTACAAGCGTATGCGCTCGGTCGGCTGGGCGAGCTACATCCAGAACCGCCTCATCATCCCTGACGGACGCGACCAAGTTGCCATCTCCGACTACCTCGACGCGGATCTCTACGACCCATTCTGGCAATCTTTCCGCACCGGCGCCGGTGGTGGAGACTTTGTCATGGCCGTGCATCCATGGGCCGAAGGCGCGGCGCTGGTCTTCTGCCGCAAAAGCATCTGGCTCGCTACCTTGGCGCAATTCCCCGCGACCAATGGCACGGACTTCGCCATCGACACCGCCGTGGCGAAGCTGGAACTCGTCACCGACGAGATCGGGTGCAGCGCCCGCAACTCTATCGTCACCGCCGGTCGATTCGTTTTCTTCCTCTCGGACGCAGGAGTCTACCGCCTCGACACCCAGCTCGACCTCAAACTGCGCGGCGACACCAAGCCGCTCAGTGATCCGGTCGCCGACCTCTTTGAGCGCATCGACCAGAGCAAGGTGCAACGCGCCTTTGGCATCTGGCACAGCAACCGCTATATCCTCGCCGTCCCGACGCTGGACTCGCCGGATGACACTAACGATCTGGTCGTCACTTGGTCGGCCCTCAACGATCAGTGGGAGAGCCGCGACGTTTATGGCATCGGCGTGGACGCCCTCGTCGTCGGCACCTACAGCAACGTCCGCCGCATCTTCAATGTCCGCCGCACCGGCAAGCTGTATCTCCTCGATGAGAACAGCAACGGCAAGGACGACGAGCCGAGCGGCAGCCTGCAAGCCCAAGTCACCGGCACGATCAAGACCCGCCGCTACAACATGGGAACCATGAGCAGCAAGCGATTCACCCGCAGCCTCGCCGATGTGGTCTTGCCGGATGACGGCAGCATTGTGGTTAAAGCTAATCTTATCAACCCCGACGCCGAGATCACCTTGGTGCCGGGACAAACCAACGACAGCGGCCTCGCCGAGGACTACACGCTGAAACAGCCGATCCGCCGCAAGGCCCACGCCGCCGAGCTAATCTTCGAGACCACCGCCGAGCGCCCCGAAATCCGCAACGTCAGCATCGAGGCGGCGCTCCAAAGCATGACGCCTACCGACACGCGCAACGCAGCTTAACAACTAAGGAGAACAATCATGGCAACAGTTACAGCAGGATATAATTGGGTCAGTGGCGAAACCGTCACCCCCGCGAAACTCAACTCAACCGCCGCGCCGACTGTCGTTGTCGCTGACAACGAAGTCACGACCGCGAAAATTTTGGACGCCACATCGACCACCACCGGCGTGACCAACACCAAACTGCGTCACTCGGCCGCACTTTCGGTCATTGGCCGAAGCGCCGACAGTGCTGGCGCCCCCGCCGACATCGCCGCCGCCAACGACGGAGAAGTGTTTCGCCGCAGCGGGACTGCCGTTGGCTTCGGCACAGTCGCCACAGCGGGCATCGCCAACGCAGCCGTCACACCGGCCAAGCTGTCGCAACCACTCACGCTTGCCACGGCTCAAGCCTCAACTAGCGGCACTAGCATCGACTTCACCGGCATCCCGTCTTGGGTGAAGCGGATTACGGTGATGTTTGACGGGGTGAGCGTAAGTGGTGCATCTGCATTTCTTATTCAACTCGGCGATTCCGGTGGAGTTGAAACCACTGGCTACAACGGTGGAGGCGGAAGATTCGGCACATCCGCCTATGTAGGGGCGACATTTACAGCAGGGTTTGGCTTTAACAACACAACAGCCGCAACGCTTTATAGCGGGATGGTTATTATTGCTAACATGACCGGCGACACATGGTCGGCGCAGGGGACATTGGGGGGAAGTGGTGTCGAGGTTAATGGTATTACGGCTGGATCAAAAACTCTTTCAGCCACCCTCGACCGCATCCGCCTTACCACCGTCAACGGCACAGACACCTTCGACGCCGGTTCGGTCAACATCATGTATGAGGGCTAAGAATGCTGCCATGGCAAAAGGCAAAACACTGGTGGGACAACCACTCGACGCAAGACTTCTGGGAAGCAGTCGGCGAACATCTGTCGGCGGGCTATGTCTGGAACTCGCCGGAATGCTTCATGCTGGCTCGCGCTGTGCGGTGGAACGCGGAGGAGCAAAACTTTGAACTTGGGCCGAGCAACTGCTGGTTCGTCACTTTGGCTGCTGGCGCTGCTGGCACAAGCTGCGTGCGGGAGTGCCTTCGCGTGGCGCCGCATCCGCAGACCTATGTGGCATGGTGCCGCAGGGGCAGCTTTGAGCCGCGAGTCTACGATTGGGAGAAACTAATTAGCAAAACAGGAGGAAAATAATATGGGATCAGGACCAAGCATGCCAGCCGCGCAAGCAGTGCCCGCCGCACCGGCGCCGATTGACTACGATAAAATGGCCGAGGCGTCGATTCGCGTGGCCAAGGCGCAGGTGGCCGCCGAAGAGGAATCAATCAAAAGACTGTATCCCGAATACATTAAGATGCAGTTCGGCACCGCCGACCAGCTCGCCGGTCGTCTCAACAATGAATACCTCCAGCGCACTCGCGGCGTTATCGGTGAGGAGCTGCAAGCGGCGTCCGCGCCTAATGCTATTGAGGCGCAGCTCCAGCGGGATGCGGAGTCTGAACTCGCGCTCGGCCGCTCGCTTTCACCGGAGCAGCAGCGTGAAGCATCGCAGTCTGCCCGCGCAGCCTTTGCGGCTCGCGGGCTTGGCACCTCGATGGGCAGCAGCGCGGCGGAAATCCTTAACCGTGATGCCTATGGCCAGCAGCGTCTGGATGCTCGCCGTGGGTTTGCCGCCAACGTGAACCAGATGGATCTGGCGCGCAGGCAGCGGCGGATTGGTCTGGCCGGTGCTTATACCGAGCTTGATCCGTTCCGGCAGTCGATTGGTCCAGCGTTTGGGCTTGGCGCTTCGACGCTGAGTAATACGACAGGACAGGTTGGCAACATCTTCGCCAACTCGCTGCAGCAATCCGGCAACGTGGCCAGCTTCAACACGAATATGGGCATGAGCTTGAGAAATTCGGCACTCAACAACAACGCCGCCATGCAGGCCGCAGCGATGCAGTCAGGTGCCATGGGGCAGTCGGGCATGATGGGAATGTTTGGTGGGATCGGCGGCGGATTGCTCACCGGCGCCGGGTTGGCACTCTAACATGGACAAACTTGTCGCAGACACTTGCCGCAAAGCGGAACGCTGGCTCAACGAGTTCAGCGCCCCGTGCGTGCTATGGAGCGGCGGCAAGGACAGCAACGCCATGCTGCATATTCTGCTGCACAAGGTCGGCGTGAAGCTGCCATGCGTGCAATACCGCGACCCTTGGTTCCGTGACCGCTATGAACTAGCTGACGCACTGACCCGCGCATGGGATCTCGACGTGCATGATTACCCGCCCAGCCGGGTCGCCCTGACTGACGGGACATCGCCGGACGGCAAGCATCAGATCGACTTCTTAAAGTATCAGCAATGGGGGCAGCAGACGGCGCTCATCATCTCGATAGGCTCGCAGCCCCCGGTCGATGGCAAGCCATGGCGCTGCGGTCTGGACGCCTTGCAGCGTCCCTTGGGCGCCTTTGCTTGGCCTTGGGACGCCTGCTTTCATGGCCAGAAGTCGGCCGATGTTGACCCGATCAAGGGGGTGCTTCCCCTGTCTGTTGACGCTCAACGCATCGCCGACGCACCAACTCAGCTCTACCTCATGCGGGACTGGAGCGATGAGGATGTGTGGCGATACCTAGAGGCAGAGGGCATCCCGAATGATGAGACACGCTACGGCCGGGATGCCACCGGATCTTGGAGCCACCTCGCCGACAAGTCGCGCAACGCCGACTACCCGCATGTCTGCACACGCTGCATCAGTCGCGCCGAGACAAACACGGTCTGGTGCCCCAAGCTGAACGCGCAAGTCAACAACATCTCGGCGCATCTTCCTTACGAGGATCACGCCAACTCAGCGCAGGGCTTTGAGCATCGTTCGCAGGACGT